CTTCTGAAGTCAAAATGCCATCGTCAAGCAGTTCTTTCAATCCGCGGATTTCCTCGACGACAGAAACAACTTTTCCTTCGGGTGCAGCCTTCTCAACATCGTAGCTTGAAATATAGTCCCGGATCTGGATAGCTATAGCCAAATCCGCTTTTGAGAAAAAGAAAACTTTCTCAGCGCCGATTGCTGCACTAACCCCAAGGCCAAGCCCCACACCTGCACTTGCGGCTTGAGCAGTATGAAAAGTAATTTTCCCCATGCCGAGGCCACGAGGCTCTTTCAAAGCGAAAGACTGAATTTTCGCAATAGGGAAAAACTCTTCCGTTCTTTTAGCCTCAACAACAAGATTTGGTCCTCTGGTATGCAGAGTAAAACCGTTTGAACATCGCAGTGTTACTTCTGGGATATTCATGCGTGTGCCTCCTTTTCTCAAACTCCCGCTCCTACACCATATCACGATGCGAAGTCAGTCGAAAGTGATAATATATCTTTTCAAAGCGAAACTGCATAAATTTTGATAGAATAACGATGCCGTAGATGGCAATTTTGCAAAGAAAGGAGTCCGGGCATGGGACACGATCATCAATCGGAAGCAGCAGCGAGGAGTATATTGAAAACGCTGCTCGCGGCCGAGCTGTTTTCAAAGCTTTCCGAAAGCCAGCAGGATATGATAATCAGCCAGCTAAAAGCCCTTTTATCACGTTGATGATGATATCTTGCTTTTCCGGGGTCAGCAGCTCGAATAGCTCAATATACTCTTTTGTGCGCCCATCGCTCGTTTCAGCGGTGGGCGTTACGCTTCTTTCCATGCTGACATCATACCCCATAAGCCAGGCTTCGGAAACGCCGAGTGCGAGGCCGAGGATTGTAAGCTTGTCCTGCCCGGGAAGGGTCTTCCCTGAGACATACTGGCTCAAATCGTTCTTGTTGAGCTTTACGTCAAACCGTTTGCAATAAGGCTCTGCAGCGTGAAGAATATCGACCTGGCGCATCTTCTTGATGTCCATGATTTGCTTCAAACGCTGAGAAGTGCTGTACTCTTTCATCGGTCTATCCTCCCCTTGCAGATGACATCATTATAAAGGGCTTTGAACAAAAGTTCAATAGCGAAAAGAAAAAAAGTTCAACTTTTTTGAAAAAATGTGTTGCAAATCATCAAGGCGTATGGTATTCTAACGACAGGTTCAAGGAAATTGAACTTTTGAACAAGCTGAAAGGAGGATAAAAATGGCGTACGATTACAGCAAGCTCTTGGGTCGCATCACCGAAAAGTTTGGAACGCAGGCTCGCTTTTCCGGCGCGATGGGAATGTCTGAGCGCAGCCTTTCTCTGAAGCTCAACAGCAAAGTACCGTTTAAGCAGCCGGAGATTTCCAAGGCCTGTTCTCTGCTGGAGATTGGCGATTCCGACATTCCTGCTTATTTTTTTACCATTGAAGTTCAATAGCTTTGAACTAATGGGAGAGAGGAGGTTCCGATGCAGGTCGCAAGGCTTACGCCAACCGAGGAAAGCGAGCTGGTGAACGAAGTACATATCAACACGGCGGAGATTCCTGATTTTGTACGGGACAACCTCGCCGCAGCGACGCTGGATCTGATCCACGGAATACTTCGGCAGCCAGGTGGACGCGAAGCGCTGGACGCAAAAACCGCAGCCAGACGCGCAGGCAGATCCGCAAAATGAAGGGAGTTGAAAGAATGGCATATTACCGGACTTGCCCGCTTTGCGGGAGCAATAATGACCCGGGTGAAGCCTGTGATTGCCGCGCAGAAACGAAAAAAGAGTCCGCCCCGGCGCAACGGGAACGGACTCAGGCAAATGGATACCCGTACACAGTTTACCAGCCGGGTCGAGCCGCGTCAAGAACAAAGGAGGTGCGACCGTGGCTGAAGAGCTGAGAGAGCTCCGGCTTTCCAAGCAGATACCGGCCAAGGATATGGTCGCGGTGGTACAAGCCATCTACCCCAAGTACGACAAGACCGTTCAAAGCAAGTGCGAGAACGGAGACGCCTACGGCGTGAGCCTGCGGCCAGACGCGATGGCGGCGCTCTACGCGCACTTCGCACCGGAGCTGGCAGAGGGCCGCAAAGCGGTCAAAAAGGACGCGCACCGGCTGACCTGTCGTATCTCGGCAAGGCTCGAAACCGCCGACTACGAGGCGTTGCAACGGCTGATAGAGGCTGAGGGCTACGCCACCACACAGGACTGGCTGACCGCCACCGTCCGCCGCTACATCGCAGAGGCAGGTGAAACCGAATGAACTACGATCTGCCAGACCACCCCGTTATCCAAAACATGGAGCGCACCGGCTACCCGGACGGCAAGGAGCCGACCTTCCCGATTTGCCCCGTCTGTGGTGAAGAGTGCGAGGAAATTTTCAGAGACAAAGATTTGAATATCGTCGGCTGCGATATCTGCATCAAGCAGTCCGACGCATGGGAGGAGCCTGAGTGCTTCCCCGGAAAGGAGTATTGATGAAAGGACTGGTTATCACCACCGAAAACAAGATGCAGGTCAGGGAGTTCGACGAGCCTGCCTATGAGACCATCGGAAAGACTGTTGGCGGCTGGATCGAGGTTGTCCACCCGAAGCTGCTGCCCGCTCCGTACTGCATGATCGTCAACGAAGAGGGTCTGCTGCTCGGCCTGCCGCTCAATTTGTTCGGCTGCATTCTCTATGATACCGTGCGCCACGGAAATCCCATTGTCGGAGACATCGTGATTCTCAAAGAAGGCTTCACCACGCCCGGCGAGAGAGACTTTATCGGGCTGGACGAGGACGACATCAAATTCCTCGGCGCAATGGCCGTCAGTCTGAGCGGCGGCGGCATCAAGTGGGAAAGCGAGGCGCGATAATGGCAAAGTTCTATTTTACCTACGGCACGGACGGTCAGCCGTTTTTCGGTGGCTGGACTGAGGTCGAAGCACCGGACGCTCACGCGGCCTGTGCCGCATTCCGCGCCTATCACCCCGATAAGACCGAGGGCTTAGTGAATTGCTCCAGCATCTATGACGAGGAGAAGTTCAAGCTGACCGGAATGTACCGGGAAAGCAATTTCGGTTTCCGGTGCCACGAAATCATCACTCTGCGGCGCGAAGCCGCTACCAACTGAAAGGAGCTATCACCATGATTAGAAACCCGAACGACATCCAGGAGGGCGCAAAGAAAATCCGCATGCTGATCGCCGGTTATCCCGGCATCGGAAAATCCACTCTGGCGCTGTCCGCCCCCAATCCCCTGCACATTGACGTCGATTTCGGCATCGACCGCATCGAGCCGCGCTACCGCAAGCCGTACATCCAGCCCCAGAGCTACGACGAGATCCTGGGCGACCTCACCCCGATCAATCTCCAGGACTTTGATACCCTTGTCTTTGACACCGGCGGCAAGCTCATTTCCCTCATGTCCCTGTGGGCTATCAAGAAAGACCCGAAGTATGGCCAGCGCGACGGCAGCCTCTCTCTCAAGGGCTATGGCTTCGTCGGTAAGGAATTCGTCCGACTGATGGACTATTGCTTCTATGAGCTGCAGAAGAACATCGTCATCGTGTTCCACGCCACCGAGGAAAAGGACGGCGACAACACCCGCCTCCGCATCAA